TGTGACGCGCACACGATCCACGTCGGAATCGGTGATGGTGCGGACGATGGGAGTGGCGTTAACGACTTCAACGTTGACTGCTTCTTCGCTTTCGGTGCCAATCGCGTTGCTGATGTAGCTCTGGGCTTGCGTACCAGTGCGGGTGACGACTGTGTAGCCCTCGAAGTTGGCGTTGTTGGCGGCGTCGCGGACTGGCGTACCTTCGAGGTAGATGCCTTTTTCGCCGTTTTCGATGCCGTCAATTTCGCCTTCGCACAGCAGATCCAGCACGCTGGCGTATTGAACTGACTGGAGTGAGTCGTCGGCTTCTGTTGGGGTGCGGCTGGAGCCACCGCCACCACCGCCGCCTTTACCGCCGCCACCGCCTCCGCCGCCAGCACCAGCAATGCCGAGACCTAGGCCGGCATTGTGGACGCGGATGTTGTTGGCGATGAAGGTGTGGTGGCCTTCGACCGTCAGGTTGTAGACAGTGCCAGTGCAGAATTCGGTTTTGCCGACGATTGGGCGCAGGTGGTTGTTGGCATCAACGAGGCAGTCGTCGGAACCGAGCGTGTCGATTTCGACGAAGGTATTGAACTGGTTGAGGACCCAGTGGTTAGGGGTGGCATCAAGATGCTCGCCGCCCCAGAGCGTGTAACGAATGACGCGCTCGCCTTCGTGTTCGTGGACTTTGAGGATTTTGGCTTCATGCAGTTTGCCCTCGTCGTCAAAACTCAGGACAAGATCACCGGCCTGCAGCTCGTCAATGCGGCGCGTGCCGCCGGGAATTGCAACAAGAGTGTGCCCTAGGAAGCAACCGCCACCGCCACCACCGCCAGAGCCAACAATCCGTGTCATATCAGTTGGTCAACATCAAGGCCGCTGGAGAGAACAGCGGAGCCAACAAATACACGCCCATAGGCGATTGGCACGGGCAAACCTTGCTTGGCGGTGTTAACGATGCCGGAAAACGTAAAAGACTCAAATTTTGCCGCGTCGCGCCCTCGTTCAAACGACGCAGAAGATTGCACCGGTGCAGGTGAAATTGCCTGGGCAATGCCTCCAAGAACAAGCGACGCTCCTACTAGACCCAAGGTTGTAGAGATAGTTGCGGCTGTAGCACCCGAAAAAATGCCAGCGCCTAAACCTAAAAAGCCAGCACCGGCTGGACCGGCGACAATAGCCAGCGCAATAAGGCCGATGCCTGCAAAAATCTGTCCTGCGCCTTGGCCGGCACCAGCAATTACAGGCGTAATACTGAAAACTTCGCGCTCACTAAATGGTGCCGCAATCAAAACTGCGTTTTGCTCAGTAACTTTTTCTCTGCCGATTGTTACGCGGTAGCCAACACCGTCTTGCTCGCTATCCAGCAGCCACTTTTCAAGGCCGGGAAAGTTGACGCAGAGTGCCTTGAGGGCTTGGGCAGGCGTGTCGGCTTCAAACTGGAAGCGGCACTGGCCGAGCTTTTTGCGGAGTGCGCCGTAGACCTTAACGACTTTCATGCCGCAGGACTCGGGCGGTGCTCTTCAAATAATAACCGCCGTACAGATCACGGCTACTGAGTCGGCCTTGTAGGTGGTGCAGAATCAACTGGTCGCCCAAGTAGACGGCAGCGTGGTTGGGCAGCGGTGACTGGAGCTGCATCAAAATCGCGTCGCCGTACTGCAGTTCTTCCAAGGGGATTGGGTAAAAACCCTCGTTGGCGAAGTTGTCTAGGTATAAATTCTCACCCTTGAGCCAGAACTGGTCGCGGCGGTCGTAGTCGCTGAGGTTGAGGCCGAATTCGCGGTTGTACCAGTCGCGGCAGAGGGTGTAGCAGTCCACAACGCCGAAGACGAATTCGCGTCCCACGTAGGGCAGCTCGAAACCCTCGGGCTCGCAGTAGCCCCACTGTTCGGTCTGAGGGTTGACGATGTGCCAGGGCAGGCCAGATTTTTCGCAGGCAACGCGGTCAGCTTGGGATGGGGCGTGGTTGGTCTTCGGGTGGCTATGTACCACCGCCACGATTTCGCCCTGTTCCTCGGCAGCAACGTAGTCAGCCGGGTCCAGCACAAAGTGTTCGTCTGGTGTTTCGGCCATGTTGCGGCAGGGGAAATACCGTTTGCGGCCTTTGACCACGGCGACCAGACCGCAGGATTCCCTTGGAAATTCCGCCTTGGCGTGCTCCAGGGCAGCTTCTTGGATGGCTTTGCTGAGTTTCATTGGGTCAGACCGGCGCCGGGGAAGGATCCGAAGGGCAATTCAGCGACTTCGCCGAAACGTAATTTGCAGGAGCTGAGGCGTTTGCCGCATTTGTCCTGTGCCAGCGTGCCCACCACGTTGTCGTTGGCGTCCCAGTAGTTGCTGCCGGTGTAGCCGCACTCGGTGCTGCGGTAACGCCACTGGCAGATGTTGGCGATGATCTGGCGCTTGGGGATCATCACGCCAGCGAGGTCGAATTTGCTGGCCAGCTCGAAGCTCACAGAGTCGCGGTTTTCGCTTGCTTTGCGGTCCACGTACCAGACCTCATCGGGGAATTTGGCATGTGGGTCGGCGGAGGTTTCGCCGTCTAGGTATTTCTTGAGGGTGCGGATGCGTTTGACGGTGGCGCCACCGAGGTCGTTGCCGGGTGTGGTGGCGTTGACCAGCAACAGCAGCGTGGTCATGGTGCCGTCCAAGTTGCTGATGGTCAGTGTGGGGCGCGGCAGCGTGCCGGTGTTGCTGTATTCAAAACCGTCGGCCTTGACGGGCAGGCGGGTGTAGGTATTGCCGTTCCAAGTGATGTTGCCGGTGACGTTGGCGTTGCAGCCGTTGTGCCAGCGATAGGTGTCACTGCTGCCGTGCAGGGCGCTGTCAAGCGTCATCTCAAATAGTTCGATGATGGCGCTCGGTGCCAGCGCGGCCAGTTCTTCGTAGACGCTGCTGATCGCCGTCCAAACAACCGTGCCATCGGTGATGGTGCTGCCAATGTCGGTTGGCCAGGCGGGTTGGGCGCTGGAGCTGGTGCCAGCTGTGGTGCATTGGAAGACGAGGCCGGATGCCTGCAGGCTGGTGGCGCGGACAATCGCGCCAACGGCATAAGCGGTTGAACTGGCCCAGGCTGAATACGCCATCAGGGTTCAAATACTTGTTGGAAGGTGACGTCGATTTTGCTGCGCTGGAAATCGTACATTTCGCGGGTCCAGCTGGGGCAGATCCACTTGTAAGACGTGGTGGTGTCGGGTGGGGTCCAGTCAAAACTGGCGTTGTCGGCGGCGCGGTCGTTTAGGAAGGTTTCGATGATGTCGGCGTCAGCGTCGGTGACGTTGAAGCTGAGGCGCCACTCTTTCGGATTTTGGTTGAGGCCGTAGGTCAGGCGCTGTTGGTAGCCGTCGCCGAATCGGACCGTGCGGACATTCGGCTGACTGCTCTTGTTGGCCGAGTAGGTCGGGTTGTAGCTGGGGAAGGTGGCCATTAGGCGAGCAAGCCTCCGGGGCGTTTTTGTTTGATGAGTTCTTGCTGGACCGCGATGCCGATGGCTTTACCGAGCTGGTTGGCCTGGTTGCCATCGCCTTGCACACTAGACCCGCTGGCGTCCACATTCACCACGACGTTGGCGCTTCCCATTCCAAGGCTGTCGTTGGGCACGATACCGCCGCTGCGGCCTGGGACGAACAACTCGGGGCCTTTTTCGCCGACGATGTAGGGCGAGCCAGCAGATACAGGACCGCCTGCTGCTCTAAATCCAATAGGGCCAACCCCAAATCCGACAGCAGGATTTAATTTGCCCGCAGCGGCCGTAGCACCCCCAAGACCCATTCCGCCGCCGGGGAAAAGGTTAAGGACACTGTTGAGGATCGTCATTTCGATCCACTTGGCGATGATCTGGGCCGCCATGTCTAGGAAGCGGTCGGCCACGCTTTGGAAGAACGAGGACAGCGCCTCTTGGGCGGTCATGGCGCCAGATACAACTCCCTTGAACGAGTTGGCAAAGGCGGATCCAATGCCTTCAGCAGCAGCTGTAATTTGATTAATGGGATCAGTTAGCGTGTTTAGCTCGCCGCGTAGTTTTGCTATTTGATCTTCTAGACGTTGGCGATCTGTAGGGCCTTCACCAGGGCCTTTTGCAGCTTCACCTTTAATAGCATCTTGCTGATCTTTATAGATTTTGAGTTGTTTTTCTAGTTCAACGGTGCTTGCACCACGGGCCTTAGCCTCAATAATTGCAAGGTCCGTAATTTTAATTTGCTCTGCCACAGCATCTAGTTGCTGTGCAATCATTTTTTCGTAGTTAGCAATTCGTTGTGCCTCTGCGGGCAGCAAACCTTCGGTAACAAGGCGGTTGTACGTTTTAGCGTATTGAGCTTGGAACTCTTGCTCTTTACGAATCTGCACAAACGACTGCACGCTTTGCCTTACAGCAGCTGCTGCCTGCAACTCGTCTTCAAATTTCTTCTGATTGATTGCCCGAGCCTTGTCCGCTGTTTCTAAACGCAAGTTTTCAAGACGTGCCAGGGCAATCTGGTTAATTAGACCTTTTTCGCTAGCGTAATTTGCACTTAAAAGAGCTTTTACGCGATCGCGTTCAATATCTGCTCTAATTTTGTCTTCTTCTGCTGCCAATGCTGTGTAGTCCCTACCCTGGAACTGCAAATCTCTGATGCGGTCTTCTGCTTCACCGATGGCTACTATTGCTGCAAGTTCTTCTTTTAATTGCCCCGCACGACTTTCAGGTCCCTTGGGTTTTGCTGTGTACTGATCCTGTAAAGCACTTTGTAATCCCAAAGCTCCTGTTTCTTGCGTCAAACCTCTCATTGCTGCTTCAACAGCAGCCCGCATTTGTTTTTCAAGTTCAGCCGCATTTTGTGTAGCAATTTGCTTACCGCTGCGGGCTCTTACACCTTCCAGCGCAGCAGCAACTTGATCCAGGAAGGGTAGTCTCAGTAAACTACCCTCGCGCATTTTTTGTATAAATTGAATAGCTAGGCTTAATGCGCCTGCAATGCCTGCAACGATATTTTCCCACGTACTTAGCAGATTATCCGTAAACTGCACTTGACTCTTAGCAGCTACGGCACTTTGTATGCTTCTTTCAACTACAAGTTTTAGTAGAGCGGCTTGAGTTTGCGTTGCTCCAACTGTATTTAGCTGTAACGCTAATTGATTGGCAGCTTCAGTACCAATGTACTTACGCAGTTCAAATATAGAGGACAGCGCGTTTTTCTCGTCTATTCCAGCGCGGGCAATAGCTTCAAATGTAGCTGCTCCTCCAACGCCCCCAAACAGCGTTGCCAAAGCCTCTCGCGTTTGGGCGTCTCCGAACTGGCTAAAAGTATTTACTAGCTTTAGAGCTTCGTCATTTGTTATTTGCAGTGTTTTTGCCAGGCTCTTTATGTCATCTGCCGTTGTAGTCGATGTGTTGCCAGTTGAAGACAAACTAGAATTAAGATTTGCCAGAGATTTATTTAATGTTTCCGACTGTGTAATTATATCTCCGATAGCCGTACCAGCAATAGAAAGCGCGAAGCCGAAACCTCCTCCGAGAAGACCGCCGGCTAAACCGCCAAGGGCACCGCCTGTTGCCGCAGCTGCTCCTTGACCGAACAGTAGAGGAAAGCCGCCACCAATAATTGCACTACTGATAGCGCCTCCAGCACGACCACGCATAGCAGTGCCAAAGCCTCCTGGACCTGCTACTGATGATGCGGGTTCGTTGTTAAAATATGCTTGTCTATCTTGTAATTTACGCGCCCTACGGGCACGGCTTTCTTCAAGTCGGTCAAGTTGCTGAATACGGTCTGCCGATTCTTTAAGTTCGCGGTTGTAACTGTCTTGACCTAGTTCAAGTTGTTTAATGCCTCTTGCAGAAGCGTTAAGCATTGTGGAGTCGGGCAGAGCCTTTATCCCCTGCAGTTTTACCGCTTGACCGGCGATCCCCGCGTATAGCGCCTGTATCTGACTTAACGGGCGTACTTGTTCTTCAAGAGCCTGCGCGAAGCGCAAGGCCATTGCAGCTTGGTCTTCGGTGCGTGCGCCGCCAAGGCGTTCCACAGGGCCGGTAATTCGGCGGCGGGCACCGCCACTCATTGCCGGGGCCCCAGGTGCAGCTGCTGGAAGCAAGAGTTGAGAAGCAGGCATATTTACGCCTGCACGCACTAAAGCAGCTGCTCGTTCTTGCCTATTTATTTTGTCTAGTAACGCTGCACGTTCTCGTAAGCCGGCATTTAAGCTATCAGTAGCTTGAGCATATTTTCTGGCTGCAATCGTAGCTTCATCTGTACCTAGAGCAGCTTTATTAAACGCTTCTGCGGCGTCTGCTACTACAGATTTTAAATTATTTACGCTTCTTACTATACCTCCTGTGCCTATGTTTTCTAGATAGTTATTTAAACCGTCAACTAACTTAGAGGTGGCTGAAATTTCATTCTGCAGGCGCTTGAGTTCTTGTGCGCCGCGAACCGCAATTTCAATATCGGCTCTGTAGGCCACGGCGCCGCGTCACACTCTGGTACTTCAGTTTACGCCGTAAAAAGCCGCCAGGGTTAGTGGCGGCGTTTGGCCTTGTCGAGTTCCTTTTGCTGGTCCTCGTTCAGGATTTGGAAGTAGGCGCTCCAGCCGAGCAATTCCTCGGCGGTCATCGTGGTGCTGATTTCGGAAAGTGTTTTGCCTAGCTCCTTGGCGACTCCGAATTGCAGCATGAGCCAAGTGTCTTTCCGAAGCTCGGCACTCAGGATTTTGGGTCGATCGGCTCCTCGCCGTCGGTCAGGATCGCCAGCATCAGGGCTTGCAGGTCCTTGTCCTTGACTTCGTTCTTCAAGACGTCGATTTCGCCGGCGTTGAAGATCTTGGCGCCAGTGTCGTCCAGGGCTTTGGTGATGAGCAGCTGGAGGGCGAAGGCGTTGGCGTCGTCGGACTTGGCCTGTTTTTGGGCGCGTTCGCGCTCGGCCATGGTCAGCGGTGTCACCCACATCTCAAAGTCACTACCGTCGCTAAGCGTGACGGTCTTTTTGGCAGGCTCCAGGTTGGCGGCCTTGCGGAGGCGGTCAATGGCGCGGACAGGAACTGGCATACCAGAAATTTGGGTATGGCACTACTGTAGCGGACTAGAAATAAAAAACCCCGGCGGTAAAGCCGGGGTCACGGTCTCGTCCATTCGACAAGTTATCAGGATTGAGCGAAGTCGAAGGTGGGGGTGCCAGCGGGGCGGAAGTTGACGGTCACCGATTGGGCGTCGTCGGGGTTGATGTTCAGGCTGGCGGAGGTCAGCACAGCGTCGAAGCTGATCGAGCGGCTGAGGGTCT